AAGGTCTTCAACCTTATGAATACGCTGCTCAAGGGTAAGTTCAGGAGCAGATTCAACGATCACAGCATCTACCGGTTCCGGATCGGCTTTCTTCACTACCGTCATGTTGGCGGATTCATCGACTTCAGCATGTTTTTTAGCTGCATTACTCATTGTTTTTGCCGCTGCCTTGCGGGCTTGTTTAGGTATCCGTCAGCTGACGGATTGGTCTGGCACACCTGGTTATTCAATAATTACGGCGCCATCACCATTGAGCCGGCCCGGATAAGGTCAATTATTTAGAATCGTTATAAATAACATGAGTGAATGTCAGTTTTTGCGCAGGGCACGGGGCTCAGAGCTAAAAGAAGCAAAAAGTGACCGAACCCGGAGGGCAAGCCCCGACATTCAGCGGGGCATGCTCTTGACCATTCCGGGAGGCGTAAATAACTTTGTGGCGGAATTAGAGAATAGAGAATTCTTTGACCTGGGGGAAAAAATAAACCGCCCCGGTAGTAACTCCGGAACGGCTTATGAGACCAAATAATATGAGACAAATAGAGAGAAATTAACCGATAAGTTAATTTTCAGGAAGCTTATCGGGCCGTCGACCCAGGGCATACATTGCCTTCTCAAATAAGACATTCATATCTGAGTTACTCTCCCGATCCTCAAAAAAAATATTTACTTCAACAGCTTTAAGCAATTTAAGATATGTTTCAAGAGTCGGGCAATATCTGACCGAAAGGAACCTGGTAACATGTGACCTGTGCAACCCCGTGCGTTGAGCAATCATTTCGTGTGTGATATGCTTTTCCCTGGCAATTTCTGCAATAAAAAGTACAAGTATTTTCCAACTGTCGGGATGCGGATTTTTATTTATTGATTCCATTTTTCTAATGATTTTGAAAATTCTTTATCGGCAAAAAGTTCGGCTAACCCTGAAAGTTGCTTCAGCCGTAGTAATTCATCAGCATCCATGCCAATGTGTTTCATGATCCACGCATCGCTCATTCCTGATTTTGTTAGTTCAGAAACGATATTTACCATCAGGTCAATATCATGGCTGCCGCGAGCACGGTTATGGCGGATTGTGGATGCAATACGGTTTGAAATATCGCGTTTACCTTCTCTCGCAAAGGTAATAGGGATACGGCCAAAAGTAGATTGGCTGATTTGATTATTTATTCGCTCACATTTGCGTCGATGGAAGCCGTCAATGATCGTTTTGTGACTATTTTCAGGGTTGACATATATTGGCATCGTAAACCCATCTTCAATAATCGAAGTCATTAATAACTTTAATTCAGGTGGCGCAACAGCATTAGGATTATAATCGTTGCATTCGACATTTTCAGTCCTCTCCCAAATAACACAATCTACGGGATGTATCCGCATGGGACTTACATCGAAAAGCATCATCCGGATAGAATTTAATGCATCAATTTTTGCATCAATAGTATCAATCTGCTCTATTTTCGAAGCCAATTTAGCGGCTAATTCAAGAATTTCATTCATAGTATCGATCTGTATTTATCCAACATTCGGTTTTTTTTCTCTAATTCATACTTTGTCAAACCAAATCCAAGCGTCTTACATGCTGTATCGTTTTTCATAATTGCAATACACATCCTCTTGTAAGTAGGCAGTAAGTTGGGATTCTTTATTTCAATTTCATCCAGGTAATCTTTGAAACGTATCACCCGGTAATCGGTTGTATAGTTACGGTTATTTTCAGGTGTGCCAAGGTCCTCAAATTCGATTTTTGAAGGATCCAGTTCATCAGCAATTTCAGAAGGAAGAGCGCCACCTTTTTCGAGCCAGTATTTAAAAGATACTTCCAATTTTCTGAGATAATTTTCTCGGGTTTCTGGCGGAAGGGTGTCAAGCAGAAAATACATATATTGCTTCCATGTAAAGTGAGCCGGTTTCTTTATAGTGTTCCATCCCATAGCCGTAGTACCCCCGTATATGCCTGCAAAATTGACCCCATTTACCCGACCAATCAATTTGCCCCAGTTATTCGGATCAATCACCTTATACAATTTCAAGCTCTCTGTGGCGCAGTCGTTAAACGGGCTTGCGACTCTCATGGAGTTTGGTTTGACACCAGCACGGTACAGCAGATCATACAGCCGGTTATAGTCGAACTGGAACCGATAATTAGCGATCCATATATCATCAACCTGCCAATCATAGATTGGGTAAGCATTCACTAAATTTGATGTTAACACCGAAGTGTAATTCTTTGACTTGTACTCGTTACGATCGTCAAATTTGTTTACTGCTTTCCATCGATGCAGGCTTTCCTGGGTACGGATGCCGATCAGAAAGCAAGTTTTTTTCTTCTTTGAAATTGCTTTTCCGAATTTGATATTGAATTCATAATCGCTGATTTCGTAATCAAAATCAAACGGGAAATTATCTTCATTGATGCAATTTTCAGGAAGTTCGCGGCACCATATTTCGCGGTCCGACTTTTTCCAGGGCTGCCAGTAATTCTGAAACATGCTGGTGGCACACTGGGCCTTTATCGGAAGACATACCCAGTACTTTGATACATCATCGGGAAGAGATTCAAATGTACGGGTAACATAGTTAGTTGTTTCCTGGTATTGTGCTTCATAATCCATGTGGTAAATGCCAACCTTTGAAAGCTGACTGGTTTCAGCAGCATGTTTCAGGACGAGGTTCATCATTACCCCGCTATCCTTGCCTCCTGAAAAAGAAACGATGATCTGTTCAAATTCATCGAATAGCCAGGCAATACGCTTCATTGTAGCTTCGTATACGTTCATTTGAGCATTAAATCTTTATCGCTATCCTTATCCTTAAAATATTTACCGTTCTCGGTAACTTGAATAACTTCCCTGTTGTCGATGATAGCAACAATAGGAAAATCCTTGCTGGTCCGGTCGAATAAAAGGACCTTGACCGGTTTGCCGCTGCGGGTAACAAGTTCGGCACCCTCACGTGCTTTTTTATTATTAAACTTTTTCATAGCTCTTCGATGTATTGTTTCAACTTTGTTTTGTCAAGCATTAACTTTTTAATTTCATCAGCTAAGTTACTTTTTCTATGCAGATTTTGCATAATGCGTAAATCAATTCCTGCATCGGTGTTGAAATCATGGATAAACATTTCCCGGGTTTGGCCCTGCCGGTCAATGCGACCTATGCTCTGTTTCCTCTGAAAATAGCTGAATGAATTTGAGAAAAAAACAATCCTGAAACTGGACAACTGGAGCCCATTCAACCCGGTACCGCCAGATTGCATGGTAGCCACAAAATAGTGTTTGCGTCCCGCAACAAATTCAGATAGTTCAGCATCCCGTTCCTTTGGGTTTTGGCCATTGAACAGGGCGCAGTTTTCACGCCCGAAATGAGTAATTACCATCTCCACCTCAATGATATATTTACAGAAGATGATCACCTGCTCATCATCGGGAATATTTTTGAATAGTTCCAGTTTCGGATTACCCAACATTTCGATTTCACCGTTCCTTGGGTGGTAGAATCCGCAGCTAATTTGCTGCATCCGGGTGAATACCTGGAATATGTCGGTAGCCTGAAAGTCGTCGCGCTGGATAATCTCTAATAATCTTTCCTTTTCATAATAATAGTGCTCCGATTGACGTTCGTTCAAACCGACTTTATGCACCCTGAATGTTTTCGCCGGTAGGTCGAGGCATTCTTCTTTAGTAATCTGATAAGTGTAAGGTTCAAGCAACCCCATCAGGTGATCTATATTCTTGTAACCAATGATTTCATCTCCATTCCTGCCACCCATGATCAGATATTTTTCCTCGAACTTCAGCCAGTTCCGTACTCCGATTATCAAATCGGAAAGCATTGCGTATTGCATGTACAGGTTATGCACGTTGTCGGTAACCGGGGTTCCGGTCATCACAATTTTGAAGCTGGTCCGGTCGCATACCATCTTAATCCGCTTCGATCGCTTCGCAATAGGCCCCTTGATCATGTGACTTTCGTCAACAATGATCTGAGTCTCGCTATCCACAAAATCGATAGCTTCAAAAACAGCGCGGTTGCTACTTCCCATACTTTCGTGGCCAATCAGCTTCCAATTCAAGTCCGCGTAATCAATGCACCATTTTTGTATCTCTGCCATGAAGTTTTTTTTCGTTGAGACAGGAAGAAACACCAGCACCTTTTTGATCTGCCCAGCTTCGTAGCGTGAAATAGCCAAGTCGATGGCAATCTTTGTTTTCCCTGTGCCGGTATCGGCAAACAGTGCTGTTACCTTCATCGAACAGCAAAACCGAAGAGCATTGACCTGGTGCCTCAGGCTCATATCATCATAGACGGGAACGACATCATCTTTCAGCCGTTCGTGGAGCGGAACTTTTTTTCGTTCCAGTTCGCAATTGTTGATCAGCTCGTGAAACTGTTTTTCAATCTCCGCTTTGTAGGTGGCTGCCATCTGGTCATCGTAATAGTTCGGATGACGGTCATTTTCAACCCGGCAAAATACCTTCAAATGGTCATTAACCACCTCGAACCAGGAAGAGGTTTTTACGCCCCTTCCGGTTCTTCCATAAGAGAAATATAGCCGCTTGATGCCGTTTTTTTCGCCGGTATACAGACGGCTATACTTAATACGAGATTGTATGGTTTCAAGAGAGTTCATTGATTTAATTCTTTCTCGAGTTCAGTAATCCGCACTTTCAGCGCTTCTATTTCGGCTTCAATTTCTGCTATAGGCCGTTTCTTTTTGCTAATTTTCACCTCGCACCAACCAGCTTCAATAGCTGCTTTAACTTCATCGAGTTCCAGCGACGGAACCGGGTAGTTGTGAATCTCAAATGTCGCATTACTGACAACTGTACTCCAGTTTTTTACTGATCCTCCGGAATCATATTCCCCGGAAATAAATACAATATTATCGCCCAATCTTGCGCCGGAATCCCGGCCAAATGCACGGGCAATTTGCCGTCCGAAAAGAGTAACAGGAGCACCATATTTTGAATCTGACCACTCTTTTATTAAGAGGATACATGTTTCAAATGGAGTCTCCCCAGTTGTGCCGAAATATTGTATCAATGCTTCTCTTACATAATCGAGAATACTATCATCGAACCACCATGCGCCACCCTTGAAAGTGCCGCGCAGGTTGCGGCACTTCTGAACAAATTGAGCATTATAAGGAGTTACGACCTTTACTTTGTCGTCAATGATTTGAAGTGATATTTGTTGTGACATTGATTATTTCCTCCTGTTCTTTTGCGAATAATACTTTTCATAGATAGTTTGACAAGCGCTACCTGCATCATAAACCGGATAATGTTGAAACCCTACACAACCAGGGAGGAAACAAGCGATTTCATCATCTCCTTCGGGATGATCATTCTTTACTATACGAACATTGCCAATCTGTTCTTTTCCAAAATACACTTCTAAATCGGAATTGATACGAAAATCACCTTCCGTGAAACTAGATAAATCTGAGTGATACAATTTTTTGTTCATTTTAGTAATTATTAACGATTAAACCATTTTACCTTTTTATCAGAGTACTGAAGATTGCAATCTTCCTTTTCAAGAATAAAAGCAGCGATCCAAACGGCGTATGACTTCTGAACTTCATAGTCCTGACCGAATACCATGCTTTTAGGGATGATGGCTTCTGACCCATCAAAAGCAGTGGCTTTATAAGCCCGGTCAGATATACTGACCAGGCTTTCGAGACGGACGGAGTAACACTTAGTTTTCATTGCCTGATTTTCCGTAATTCTTATCAATCAATGTACCATTTTCGAGTAGTTCATTGATAGTAGGTAAAGAAATTGATTCATAAACAGGTGATGTAATTTTCCATGCTTCACCAGTTTCTACGTTAAGTTTTGCATCATATGATGCATAAAGATTGTAAAATTTACGTCCGTTTTTCGATTCAAAATATCCGTCTGAAACAATTTTATCTAACTTATTGTTTTTTTCTGGTTTTGAAGTTTCAATATTTCCAATTTCGATATAATAAACGAATCTATCGGAATCAGAACAGGTAAATGCACCGTCATTTTCTTCATGAGCTCTTATCCATGTATTTCTACCGTCAACTGCTAATAGAAGATACTGATTCCGATATTTTTTTAACTGATCACTTGTCATATAGCTTTCCCAGTATTCTGCCCTGTTTTTATATCCTTTCGGATGATTAACGAAACAATCTTCCTGAAGGTTCCGATTGTAATCTAATTCAGAAATGATATCTCCCACTATAAATTCATCAATACCATCCTGTCCGTGATAACCAAAATAAATGGTAGCAATTCGTTTGCCTTTTAACTGGTTTGCAATGTCGATGGTTAAGATTTTTGCTGATTTGTTGGCTACAGCTTCGCGAAGTTCCTGTAATGTTTTCATTTTATTTGCCGTATTGTCCGGTTGCCGCCCGGTTTATTTGTTATTTAATGAAGTAAAGATAAGTATTATTTCAATACGATGTAACATGTATGGTACATATTTTTATTAAAATGAAAAAAATTATAGCCGGATGTATTATGCACCCGGCTATAAAATAATTGATCAGGAAGCAAGTTGAGTTTTCATTTTTCGGGTTTCCACTTCGTCGGAACCGAACATTACCCGGAGGTCGTCCATGGAGAACTGTTTCCTACTCAACTTGTGATAATCTCCATACTGCCAGTACCAGGCCAGCTTGTTTGGAGAAAACTTAAAACCATGCGATTTCAATTCCTCTTTGACTGCCCTGGTGTTTCCGGTAACCCAGATCCATGATCCGATAATTTCGATGATGATATCTTCAAGAAAGATAATTTCGTTGAGTTTATCACGAATTTCTACGGATACAAAAGTTTCCCAGGCTTTCCTTCCTTCGCTGAAAGTAGTATTGTTGTTGATCAATGTGCTGCTCAGAATCTCATATTCATTGTTGATCTCCTGCATGTCGGCAGTGGAACCACCCCTGTCGGGATGATGTTCCATGGCGAGCTTCCGGTACATAGTCCGGAGCTCGTCGAGCGTATTGATGTTTTGAAACCATTTCATAATCGAACAATTAGCGAGTGATTTCCTCAATTGAATGAATTACAAGACAATTGTTTTCGACATACACATGAATTTCTTTTCCGGTATGAAAGCCAGCATCTTCGAGCCAGTTCCCGGAAAGCTTAACAGAAGGTACCGGAGTGAGCTTTCTTGTAAGTTTGTTTTTACGGTACTCAGGTTGAATTTTAAGAACACGAATATTTGACATATTATTTACCTCTGCCCTAAGGATTTGTAATGGCATCTGGCGCGCCGGTTAAATTTTCGGCGGACCATCTCATTGAAGTTGCCACGGATAAGGGCAACAAAGAAGAAAAATTGAAAGGGAATGGGGTGAATGTCTGTTTTTTGCCGTTGTTCATTTTTTATCGATGTTCATTATCAATGAAAAAGGCAAAAAACTGAACTATCCCCTTGACCGTTCCGTGGAGCGAAATAACTTGCAAGAAAATTTAACAGGCCCATCTCAGATTTTTAAACTAAGCGACCGAAAAAAATCCGCCTTCCGGCGGACTTTCTTTTAGAAGGGAAGTTATTCTGCTTTTTCCTTCTTGGTTTTCTTTCCTGAAGCCTTTTTCTGAGCCGGTTCATTTGCCTTTTCCACCTTGTGTGAGTAGTAGCAGGTGTAAGCCCTTCCGAATTTATCGGGTTCTTTCAACTTCGCAACCTCGAAGGTCACGTACTTTACTCCATCGCGTTCGTAAGCGATTTTTTCAACTTCTTCCAACTTCAGGGTAACTTTTGTGATCTGAAGATTCGGAACCTGGGTTCCTTTGCCGATGTAAATTTTTTCGTAAGACATGATGTTAAAATTTAAAGTGTTAAAAAATTATGTGCAGCAAATCAGCGTATGAAATGAGAAAAACAAAGAGGAACTGGAATACCGGAACGATCCGCCAATTGGCGGAGAGTGAGGATATGCCGGGAAAATCCTTGTTTTCACGGAGTGCAACAACAGGAAGTTGAAATTTCAGGAGCTTGCTTGGCATAGAATTTCGACACACTTATTTAACATCATGGCGAAAAAAATATCGGTATGTATATTCAGGTGGGAAAAGATCATAAGGTGCTGAAAATGGAAGCAGAAAAAATCGCATAGTAATGGAGTAATCGCGACCAGATTGCGAAGAGAAAACATAAGGAAGGATGGAATAGACTACTCAAGTAGGAGGGTGAACCGGTTCTGTTGGAAAAGACTGAAATAAAACAATCGAAAAAGCATGAACCATTGTAGAAAGGTTATCGGAAGTTGGATTTATGGAGCACAGTTTTATTATTAATTATGAGGGATTGAGCAAAAAAAAGCGCCCATTAGGACGCAATTGTTTGAAGAAAAAGCTGGTATTCGAAATTAAGAGTTTGTGATTCAAGATCATTTTCGGCACCTTGCCAGTATACGGAAGCCAGGTATTCAACAAATTCTTGCCAGAAAGATTTTTCGGTAATTAAAAGATGCTTTTTCATTGTAATATGTTTTAAGAATTTATATGCAGCAAATCAGCGTATGAGATGAGAAAAACAAAGAGGAACTGGAATACCGGAACGAACGGAGAGAATGAGGATATGCCGGGAAAATCATTGTTTTCGAGGAGCGCCTACGGTTGAAAGCTCAGTAGCTTGCTTAGCAGAGAAATTCAAAACATATATGAAAAGGTGTCTTTACCGAAAAAATGGTTGTCACAAAAGAAGTTCCTGGCTAATATTTGTAAGGGGAAAATGATTAATCAGCAAATTTCAAGAATAGCTGCATCAAACAATTGTGGAGAAAAGGGATCAATAAAAAATGGCGAAGATATAGGGTTGGAATCCGTTCTCTTTTGCTTTTTTTCTCTGACGGTTACAGAGAAAAGAAGTCGATTATTTGTTGGGTTGAAAAGGGTCCCAACAAATTAAAATTTATTAGGAAATTTTAGTGAAAAGTTCTTTTTGCTCTCTTTTTCTTACAAGAAAAAGCGATTGGTATTAATTCAGTTTAAAATCAATTAAGTATCAATGTATTATCAAAATAAATAAGAAGGATTTAAAAACTCAGTTTTTAAATCCTTTCTAAAGCAAAGCCTGCCCTATCCATGGGGGCATAAAAAGAGGCAATTTTATAGGATATATGAAGCAGACCACTGGCAAAGAAAAGCAGTCCTAAAACAAATAAAATAGTCCTTATTTATTTAAAGTCTGGGGTCTATGAAGGATGAAGTCCTATACAAGAGGTTATAATACTTTGCCCATATTCTTTTATCAACAGCATCCCCGAAGTGAGTGGCTTCTTCAGGAAGAACAGATTTATTCCTCTCTGATCTTTTATCCTTTTCATATTTATTGCCGGACTCAATAAGCCTAGTATTATTCATTGATATAAGGGTATACTTGCATTTCTTTGCATTAAACAAAACTTTAGGATAACGAGGATCATTGCCTTTAAGAATATTTACCCATAAGAGATATTTATCATGCTGTGGAGGTTCTTGTCCTCTGTGTACCTTCTGAATTACTTCCCATTTATTCTTTTCAAACCTTTCGATAGCTTGCTGATTATAAGTCTTACTACTTGATGCATTAGGCTGTCTGCTATCACCGTAACGGTCTCGATAATAGATAACTGTTTTCTTAATATGATGTTGATAATAAGTGCATACATCATCAACAATCTGATCAATCATCACACCCGAAGACTCAGGCTTTACAAAGAACTCATTGATTGTACAGTCTGTTGGTTCTACTATCTTGGTTGCGAAGTTAAAATTGCGTTCCTGTGCTACAGAGAACAGAGATATCTTTGCTCCCCAGTCTGGTACTATCTCAATCGGCTTCCCGGGATCGCAATCTAAATCAAACCTACTGTCAGGACATGACAACTTTTCCATGTCCCAATTATTATTCTCTGCGAAGTCACGGAGAAAACTATCATTGCTTGCATCATAATACAAATGTTTTTGAGAATCAAGATGATAGTAACAATCCTCTACCTTATCTACAATCCAGTTAAGAATTTCTATAAGGAAGGTAAGTAGCGACTGTTTCTTGTATTCTCGAACGATGTACGAGAAGCCAAGATTCTTTATATTATCAAATGCATTTGCAAGGGTAAATAAAACTCCATCCTTCGAAACAAATGGAGTGATTTGCCTTTTCAGTCTTACTGTTTCATTCCAAATCTCTTTGAATAATTTGGTATCATTATCTTCATTTGCTTCAAGCAATTGTAACTGAAGCTTTACGATCCTGTTCCAAATATCAAATATCCGTATTCCCGCTTCTTCTTCATAATACTTACCAAAATCAAGAAGCCAGCGCTGATCTTGGCTATATGGCATGGATGATACATACCTGAAACCATGATGCTGTTTAACCGGATTAGCAGTAAGCTTACCGAAATGATCTTCATTCCCTCTGTTAGTTGGAGAAACTTCCTGGTCATAACGATCTTTTCTGATTGTCAATGCTTCATCAACAATTTCCCTGTCAATGTTTGGGCCGCGAGCAGATCCTTCCCTCTCCTGACTTAATAATAAAAATCCGGTGCCATTGCTGAATGAAATGAAGTTATCATACTTATTTATCTTTTCATAAGGAGTAAGCCAGGTCTCCGGAGGACGTCGTCCTATAACATAGTCCTTATGTCTTTCAAAACCTATTTTTTCAAGGAACTTCAGTGAACTGGGAAGCGTGCGGGTAAGTATTTGTCCGAATGTGAGTCCTGTTATGGACGATATTGACCTGGGCATATTACGGATAATTTTATTTATCTCCCACCCTATGATATAGGATTTCCCAGTTCCGCGACCGTGAATATCTACTTCATTTTTGGCATCATTTAATACCGAAATGAGTTGCGGATTATTCAGATTTACAAGTTCTGTGATCATGAATTCATTATTTCATCTGCTTCAATATCGGTGATTTCATTCCCCCCGAACAGGGCATTATTAATTTCGTTCAGGATTTCATGGGGTAATTTTCGGAGATTATTCATATCGATTTTGACAGATTCATTTTTATTGTTTATGACAATGAAAAATTGATGTTTTTCATTGCGTAACGGGTCTTCTTTTTCTTCAGGACGCTCTCCTATTGCTTTCAATAAATTACCATGTTCCATGGCTATCACCCGGCGATCCTGATGTGAATTTCCTTTTCTTGCCTGTTCTATATTGTGAATTATATCATTGATTAGCCAAATTTGCCAAAAATCATAATCGAAGGTATGAAGTGTGTTGAATAGCTTGACTGCCAGCCTGAGATCTTCATATGCCTGGGTCTTCCCTATCTGCGGGTACTTTACTTGATGCAGGGCAATGGCATTTTTCTGAATGGGATTTTTATCCAGTATTTTTGACATGGAGATTATACGATCAAGAATTTCCTGATGTTCCTGAGTTAAAGGTGAATTGTCCGGATTAAGGATATGTGCCTTTATGAGCTCATATTTATTATCTGTCAGTGCTTTTCTCATGTTGTCGAATCTTTGAAAAAATTGATCATTAAATTTTGTGCAGGACTGCTTCCATTTAAAGCTGCCATCTTGATTGCTTTTCTTAATTCTACCTCAGTTATTAATCTGCCTTTCCGGAATGCTATATATTCTTTCCCGGTTTTTAATTCAATTTTTGAGCAGAATTGTTCTTTGTCTTCTTCATTCATTTCAAGATTATCGGCAATATCCTCCGGACTGAAAAACAATTCTGCCATTTCTTCTATTGATTTAAAGTCCTCCTCTTGCAAATACATCTTCAAGGGCTTTTAAGTCAAAATCAAATATTCCCGGATCAGTAAAAATGATCCCGCGCTCTATTTTAGGATTATCGGTGGCATTCTGACTGGTCACAATGGATATTTTCCAGTTTTCATTCCACAGCAAGGCAATTTTTGCATGAATGGAAATGCACCGGTAATCAAAACTGGTACTGAGCATCTGAAAGGGTTTCGGACTCATGGATTTAACCCGGTTGTCAATGATGACTCTGAACGATAATAGTTCTTTGCGTTCTATACGATTTTTAAGCTGCTCAATGCTTTTTTGCGAAAATGAGTAGCTGGTCATGAAACAGTGAACCGGCCCGGTCTGCCTGATCAGATAAAGGATCAGCCTGACCAGGTTAAAATTGCCGTAGCTGTAATAATGGATATTCACATCCGGCGATATCAATCCAATAGCTTCAGTCAAAGTTTTTTCGACATCGGTAACCACTTTGTTGAAATTGGTATTACTGATCACGAACCTTTCCGCTTCTACCCGTTTCTCTCCGGTGGCGGCTCCTTCCTTTTCGGTATTCCGGACATTTATTTTTAAAATCATGTCAGATCCACAATTTTATAATCGATCGTTTCAATGCGTTTTAATTTCCAGGCAATACGCTTTTCAATGCCCTTGCGTTTAGGCCCTTCAGGCATTGGACATTTTTTGTCCAATTTCGTCTTTTGCTGATAATCCAACAGATTGCGGTCCTTAACCATTGAGACCTGCAAATCTTTCTTCATGCGTTTCAGATCTTCCAGATTGTCGGGAAGGATGTTATCTTCTTCTGCCTTGGCTTCTTCGGGCCATATCTTTGCTTCATCGGGCATTTCCTTATGGTCTGAATAGGCTATCCGGGCAAAATGGAGAATATCCATCCGGGCCGACAACTTTTTTATTTCAATTAGAAGTTCGGCTCTGCGCTGACAATTCTCCTTTGAATTCTCCTCCGGAATATCGGCCATCTCGGTATGGCGAACGCTCCGCTCCCTGTAGCATTCGGCGTACTCATTGATTAACTTACGAATGACAGCCGGGTAAGCATCGGTATTTTCTTTACGGGGCTCCGGTTGCTGTTCGAAGTCCTTAATAAGGGTTTTGGCCTGAATAACCTGCGGTTGTTTTGGCTTATGTTGAATTCCGGTTATTTTTGGCATTTTAAGCCAGTCAAGGCCAACACTTTTGCATAATTCATACCTGAGTTTTTCGGAATACGTTTCAGGCCTCCCCGGCATGGTACTTTTCAGGCATTTATTCTTACCATGGCGGAGATACAGATCAATTCCTGCTTCAAATTCACATCCAGCAACCCACCAATCTGTAACCTTTTGCTTTATATCATTGTCGTTCATAATCATTCAGTATTTGCTGAAGTTTGTATTCCATTTTTTCGCGCAGGGCGGTCGTTTCTCCCGATATGAACAACTTATTTATATTATGCCTTCGTATATATTTCCCGAACAAAACAGCACCTTCATTGTAATTCTTTGATCCCCGCGTCCATCTCAGAATTTCCGTATAGAAATCCTCGATATCCCCGGTTTCCCATTTCGATTTCTCAGAAAATTTTAACCACAACCACTTTTTCAGATGCGCGTTGAGACCTTCATCGTTAAAACTCATAAATGTGCAATCACGCAACCTATTTTCAATTTGATCGGTCCTATAGGGAGCGAAAACGGTTCTTTTTTCCGATGAGAGCAAAGTTCCGGAATTGGAGCATACCACGTTCCCATACATGCTTTTCATCGTATAACCAATATCTTTGGCA